GCGATGTGCCGGGCCGCCGTGCCGGTACACAAGGGACAGGAAATCGACCGCAACGGCGTAGTGACCGGCCCGATGCCCCGCACCAAGACGTTGGGGTTTCGCTGGAGTTCGTTCGACAACCTCTTCGTGAGCACCGGAAAAGTCGCGGCCCGGGAATGGTCGAAGGACTTCGCGGAAAAACCCGATCTTGTCGAGATCGAATTGTGCCAGTCGGTGCATGGGCTCCCGGCCCCGGACGATGTGGTCGACGTGACGGAGTTGAAATTCAAGTCGATCACGCAACGCCAACTCCCGCTCGCGCGGGGCACGCTCCCGCCCGATACCGAATACATCACGGTCGGGGTTGACGTAGGGCGCTGGTGGCTGCATTGGAGCGCCTGGGCGTGGCGGCCGCACGGCACGCCCCATATCTTCGATTACGGCGTCGTGGCGCTCGCGACGAAATCAATCGGCGAGGAGCAGGCGATTATGAACGGGCTGCTTTCGCTTGGCGAACGGTTCAACGAGGGATTCGCGACCGAGACCGGGCCCCGGTTCGCCGACGCGATATGGTGCGACCGGCGGTACAAAGGCGAGCAAGTCATGGACGCCGCCGCGACCAACGGGCCGAATTGGTATCCGGTGCTCGGATTTGGCGAGACCGCGGAGACGGCTGGCAAGTATTCGCCCCCAAAGGCGAAGAGTAACCGGGTGCGCAAGCTCGGGGACAACTACCACATCGAGCGAACCCGCGCGGGCGGGCGCGCGATCCGCCAAGTCTCCACCAACTCGGACTACTGGAAGAGTTTCGTGCATGCCCGGTTCCGCGTGCCGATGGGCGAGTGCGGGGCGGCGACGCTCTTCCAGGCCCGCCCCCAGGAGCACAACCACTTCGCCCGCCAGATCGTCGCGGAAGTGGAGGAGCAGACCTACAAGGCGGGCGACGGATGGAAATCCTCCTGGACCGTCAAGGACAGGGATAACCATTTTCTCGATACCTCGCATCTTGCGTGCGCGGCCGGCCATTTCGCCGGGGCGCGCGTGGCTGAGACCGGCGATAAGGACGAATCGACAACGCAACGCGACGCCGCCCCAGGCCAGAACCGCGCCGTAGCGGCTCCGGCGGGCGGGTGGTTTGCGAATCAGGTGAAGCGATGATGCGACTAACCCGAACCACCGGCCCCGAGTGCCCCGCCTGCGGCTGCACGGATTCGTCAGACTGGGGTGTGTACCGCCTCTGTAAGCACTGCGGCGAACAATTCGCGACGCCGCGGGAAGTCACCGCGTGCCCGAAGTGCGGATCGGCGTGGTCGGAACGCTTGCCCGATGGTCGGTATCGTTGCAGGGCCCGCCGTGACGGCGAAGATTGTAAGCACGTGTGGGGCGAAGCCGCGAAGGCCCCCGAGCCGCCGGTTGTGGTGGCTGCCGCGATCCGATTCGTCGTGCCGAAGGAAAAGGGCGCGACCTGCCCCGCCTGCGGGATGTCGCCAGTCCCGATCGTGAGTGCCCCGAAACATCGCGGCACGGGGCCGCGAGTGCGGTATCATAAGTGCCTCTGCGGTTGGCAAGGGAAAAGCCTCGAAGATACCTGATTCTTTACACCCACTATAAGCTACCCCCTTGCAAATCTGCCGCATTTGTTGCAACCTACCATCGATGCGAATCCTCCGGGCGGCGGTTGACGACTAACTCCCCGATTCGTTGACCGCCGCAAAAGTTTAAGCGAGTTTCCCGCCGTGGCGCTGGCCAGCAATCCGCGCGCGGGACTTTCCGCCCTCAGTCTGCACGTGCAGGGCATGACTGAGGGCGTTTTTTATGGCGTCGATCGACCAAGCCGTTTACCTCCGCGACATGCGCGGGATTGTGCTCACAGTCCAAACTACGCGCGAATTTCGCATCCGCTTTTGGATTGCCCTCAACCTCATTCGCCTTGCTGGCTGGATTGCCCGGTGCGAAACCAAGATTGACCGCGAGGGCTGCGAATGAGCGTAGCCACCTATCAGGCCGCAATCGATTCGATGAATGCCTCCATTGCCTCGGAGGATTGGGCCTCGGCTCGCAAGTACTGCCTTCAGGCCATGGGGCTTGGGGCGTCGATCCCGCGTAGCAAGCGCGGCGATTCCGAACTCGAAATCAAGCCCGAACAACTCCCCAACATTTTGAAGGAACTCCGCACGCTCGCGGCCGATTCCTCGGCATCATCCACGAGCAACGCGGGCGGGATGCGCCAATCCAAAATCACCTGGGGAGCAACAACCCCATGAGTGTCACGACATGAGCGCGCTATCCCGCATTCGTCGAAGCCTTGGGCGCGCAATCTCCGGCGTAGGCCGCGAGACCATGAGTTTGCGCCGATGGGACGCCGCCAAAACCGACCGGCTGAATGAAGCCCACTACAACGGCGCCAACGGACAGCACATCAACACCGACATAGCCACGCTTGGGCAGACGGTGCAGAATCGTGCCTCCCGCGAGTTGTCGCTGAATGCAATATTCCAGGGCATCGTCCGCACCCACGTGGTTGACGTGGTGGGACCGCACGGGCCGCAACTTCAGGTCCTTTCCGACAGCCAGGATTACAACGACGATCTCGAAGGCGTCTTCGAAGATTGGGCGATCGACTGCGACGCCGCGGGAATGATGGCGCTACCGGACATGATTTCGCTTTGGGTACTACAGCTTTGGCCCTACGGCGAGTACCTTGTGCAAAAGATTACCGATCCCGCCGTTGATACGCCGATTCGGATGCGACTCAACAATATCAACCCGCCGCGACTCAACGATCCGCTTGGCGTGCAAGTCAATCCCGACATCTCCCTTGGCGTAAAGCGCAACAAGTACGGGCGCGCCGAGACCTATTTCGTCGCGCCGCCGGATGACCGCTATATCGTCCGCTTTGGCGAGTACGATGAAGTCCCGGCGCGCGACATGATTCATTGGTTTGTTCCCGAGCAAGCTAATCAGGCGAGGGGCGTTCCGTGGATCGCCGCTGCGCTACAGACCCTTGCCGACCTTCACGAGATCGACCGGGACATTATGGACGCGATCCGGCAGGCCGCGAACTTCGGCGTAGTGTTGTGGACCGATCACCCGGACTCGGAATACATCTCAGTCAACGAATCCACCACGCTCGAGCGCGGCACAATGAAAACCGCGCCACCGGGCTGGACGCCCGAACAGGTCACGCCACAGCAGCCAGGCCAAAACGTCACCGCATATATCAATGAGCGCAAGCGCGAGGCCGGGGCCTCCGCAAATATGCCATTGCTCAAGATCAACCGCGATGCGAGCGGACACAACTATTCGTCTGCGCGATTTGACGATACCGGATATTGGCGCGGCAACGACTGGCTACGCGCCGGATTTGAACGGAACCCGCTACGCCGAACAGTACTCGACGTGGAGCGCGAGGCGCGACTTGCCAAACTTATTTCAGGCACCCGCCCGAAGCGCGTCCGCTTCGCGTGGCGATGGGCTCCTGGCCCCCATATCGATCAGGAAAAAGAAGCGAAGGCCGAACAGATCGCGCTTGAAACCGAAGCGGCTACGCTCAAGGACATCGTGATCGGCAGGGGCAAAGACTGGGAACAGCACCAAAAGGATCTGCTCGAGCAGGACGCCTTCGAAAAGAAGCGCGGCAAAACCGAAAAGCCCGCACAGCCGGAGCAAAAAGTAGCGCGCGCGTTGGGCGATTACGTCAATTCTATCGTAGTGCAGGCGATGCGCAACCTCGAAACGGAGCCCACCAATGGCCAAGCAACGCACCTATAACGGACGCCGCGCCGATGCGACGCGCACCGATGATATGCAGACCCGCGCGCTTTCGTTGCGGGCCGAAACGCTGAACGAAGAAGCCCGCACCGTCGAGGCGACCCTCAGCACGGAATCCCCCGTGACCGTCATGGACTACCGGCGGTGGGAGCCGATCGAGGAAGTGCTCCTGACTGACTCCGGGGAATTCCGCTCGCAGGTCGTAATGCTTGAAGCGCACGCGCGCTATGACCTGACCACGCTGATCGGGAGCGTGCGCGGGATACGAAAGTCCGAAAAAGGGCTTGTTGGAACGCTGCACTTTGCGAGTGATGACGAGCGCGCGGATCGCGCGTGGAAGCTCGCCAAGCAAGGACACCTCACCGACGTGAGTGTCGGGTATCGCGTGATGGCATACCAGGACATCGACCCAGGCCAAACCGTAACCGTCAATGGGCGCACATTCAAGGCGGGACAGACCCGCATGCGAATTGTCACGCGCTGGAAGCTTCGCGAGGTGTCGGTTGTGCCAGTCGGCGCCGACGAGCTCGCAACCCTACGCAGCCAACATGGCCCTGACCAGGCCTCTGCAAACGAAGGAGAAACGACCATGAACGAAGCATTGCGCAAGTGTTTGGAGGCTCAGTTTGGCCTCCGCAGCGATGCGTCAGAGGCTCAGGCCCAGGCTTTCTACGATAGCCTGGACGAGGGCAAGCGGACGCGCGCCGATTTGATTGCCGCCGGAAAGCTCAAGCCCGGCGACAAGGAACCCCAGCGCAGCGAGACGCCCGCGCCCCCGGCCGATGGGCAGCGCAACGAGCCGGTCCCCGACGTAACCGCGATCGTCACGCAGGCGCTTGCGGAATCCCGCCGCCAGGACGCCGAACGAGTCACGGCGATCCGCGCGGAGGCGACGGAGTTTGAAATTCCCGCCGAAGTCGCGCAGCGCGCGATCGAAAGCGGCGCGACCGTCGACGGCGCGCGCAAAGAATTTCTCAAGCACATCCGCGAGAGCCGGAGCCAGGGCGTTGCGGCCGGATTCGGGATCGCGGTACGCGACACCGATCGCGCCACGCTGATGCGCGGGCTCGGCGCCGGGCTGATGATTCAGCTTGGGCTTGAGCCGGTGGACGCCAAGTCGTTGCCATCGGTTCGCACCGAACAGGAAAAGGCCGCCGAACTTGGCGCGCGCTACAGCAATCTCAGCTTGATCGACTACTGCCGCGAAGTTCTCGCGAGCATGGGCATTCAAACGCGCAGCCGCGACGATGTGATTGACGCGTTGCATGCCGACATCAACGGGCAGCGCAACGCGACCGCTGCGATCTCCAACGTTTTTACCACGAGCGTCAACGCGATGCTAATGAAGGCATACGCGGAAGCGCCCGACACCACTCAGGGATGGGTGAACGAAGTCGACGTGAACGACTACAAACAACAGGACGTGATCGGCGTGTCGGGCATGGACGGACTTGACCGGCTTGGCGAGAACAAAGAAGCCAAGCACGCGACCATGAACGATTCGATCGAATCGTACCGCGTCCATCGTTACGCCAAGCAATTCGGCATTGACGAGATCGCGCTGATCAACGATTCGATGAACGTGTTGCGCGACGCCCCCACCAAGATGGGGCTTGCCGCCGCGCGCCTGCGCCCCGAGCTTGTCTACTACATCCTCAATGCAGGCAATACCTCCGCGATCCAGTTGGCGGACGGACAAAATCTGTTTGTTGCCGCCGCGCACCGCAACTACGGAACGACCGGAACGGCATTTGCCGCGGCAACGCTGCAAACCGCCATGACCGCCATGGGAAAGCAATACGAAACGCTTCGGGG